TCTAGAAGGTGAAGACCTTTTGATGACTTGGTTTGCTGGTAGAATTGGAAGTTTTGGCGTTATCCGTGTTGCCCATTGGATTAAGGCGATGAACAATCCGACCTTTAATCCTATTCGAGATCGTTTGGGAATTAGCGTTACCGACGGGAACATCATAAAGGATAGGTCTGTTGATCTGGATGGAGTAGAGCGTAGTTTTAATAGTATTGTGGATGTTGGCTGATGGCCGTTGATAGGGTCGATCTCGCACTGACTGGTAGTGGCAACACGGATAACGCCAAAACTTCCAATTCTACCAGCAAACCAAGTCATCAAAAGGTCTTCACCTTCTAGAAGAGTTATGTCTCTTCCAGTAAAATCAAAAGCACTAGGATCATTTTTTTCCTGAACCCACTTTAACAAATCTCTAAAATCAGCATTTTTTAATTGATGTGACATATCTCGCGCGTTCATCGCTGTAATAGCAATAGCCTCTGAAATTGCTGTATAGGAATGAGTATAAACTCTGCCTTTGGCGTCCGTCAATTTCTCCTGCACCCGCACCTTACCATTTGCTTGCGGACGAACGTGCTCAAGCACAAAAGAAACAATAGGCATTTTAAAACCCCGTCCAACCTTTTGCCGGACTAGCTACCCAATCATATCCCCTAACCAGCAAACACATTCGCATTACCTGTTCAACTTCAAGATCAATCGAATTTGGCCACGCTAAAAATGTAACAGTAATAGTCCAAGAATATTGACCTTCATGTGGTAAACCTACTTCAACAGGTAACGTCGAAACCCACAGTTCGATAAGGTCCTTTTTCTCGACAACTACTCCATCACTAAATGCAGGTCGCGCAGCTGCCGCCCTATGAACTACAGTTTGCCCAAACTCTTCAACCATCAATACTTGACGAACTACATCAGCATCACCACAGGTTAAAACATAGTTTTGCGCCTGCGCTGGAACTGCCAAAACAAGGCAGACAAAAGCTAGCAAGAAAGTCTTAAACATTACTCAACCCTTCTTTGTTTTGTAAATACCATATAGTCTTATGCCCAGACAGAAGATGCGGACCTACGATAGAGCTATATCTCATATTGATTTCTAATCCATAAGGTTTCAATAGTTGACGTAGTCCACATATCATAGACATAATACAATTACGCCAACTATTAGGTACAGATTTACTATCAGGCCATAGAAGTTCGACTAATAGACTATCACTTACTTCTGGATTATCTAAAAGAGCCATTAAAACCATACCTGTTTGCTGCTTAAGATGTTGCCGGTTGGCGCCATTACATAATTCATAAGACGCATTAACTGTCCAAGTTCGAGTTAATGTAAGTGCGCCCGCCATTCTACGTCTTTGTTATTGTAAATATGCCACCCGCGTTAAATGTTATTTTAAATTTGGTTCCATCACCTGCCGTTTCATCCTGCCCAAAATCAATATCGCACATTAGAAGATCAGCAGCAGGTACAGTTGATGTATCAGAGTAAATTATCGCATGACGTGCAGGTCCAATCGAACCCCCAGATGCATCCCATTCATGGTCAACGGCATCGAATTTTTGTACCCCAGCTGCGGTTACCCAAGTTGGAGTTACAAGCGCTTCTCCCGGATTTGTATAGCCATTACCTGTCGCAAGTGCATTTGCAGAAATATCGGCGCGATCATTATCAGTTGCAGTAAATGTATGCGTACTATTATATAATTCAATATTAAACGTATCATTATCAAGATCAATACCATTATCACCAAAATACTCAGCAAACTGATCGTAGAAGTTGATTGAAACAGCCATCTGATTTTTCTCCTATCCTGGAGTTTTGGACGTTAAACCAAAACGGCCAACAGGTACTTTAATATTAACCCCTCTACTAACCTTGTCACGCTTATCCGCAACCTTTGCTTCAAGCTCCAATATATCAATTTGATTCATAAATGCGATAGATTTATTTTCCTGTTGTACGCGCGCTTCATCTGTAATTCCTTCACAGTCAATTTTTCTCAAACATTTATTAACCGCTAATTTCATTCGATAAATTTGCTGCACAACACGAGGTGCATTTGCACTTGGAATTTCCAATGTCATATCAACCATTTTGGCGTATCCTTTGTCCATCGGGTCCGATAATTTCTGTTAACTTATTCTTCCCTTCACCAATAAAACCACCAATTCCACCTTTTGAATCTACCTTATATTCCACACCGCATTTAAGACAAACAATTTTCCAAATCTTACAAGCATCTCCTTGCGGTAATACGTAAAGACCAAACGCTCTACTATATACCTTAATGGATTTACAATTTCCACAATCAAGTACTATATCTTTAGTTGGAACTATAATATGTGTAGTTGGAACTGCCATTAGCGACCTAAACTTTCCACAACTTCACCAAGAATAATATCTTGTTGCAAAGATTTAAACAAAGCAAAACTAGATTTTGCACGTTCATCTTTATTGATTTTAAACACCTTCGCAATAGTTCCTTCTAAAATCGTATCATACCAACTAAACAATATCCAATTTGAAACAAGAGCTTCAGCTGCTGTATCTAATGCAGCAGTACCAAGCGTTGTTTGATAAACACCATTGCCATCTAAATATTGCCATTGTGCCAAATCAGCAAAATATCTAGCAGGTCTTTTCGTAGCTTCAAAATAAACAAGTGGCATAAAATAACTATAATAAGCAAGATCAATCAAATCTGTTGCAGCTATACCCTTGAAGGCAAAATAATCTGTTGCACGATAATAAAAGAAATCAAAATCCTTCTGTCTTGCACCAGGTTCTCTAAAATGAGGATAAATCTCATTTGGATATCGAACTGTATGCATAATTCGAAAACTCGCTGGAACTGTCCAAATATGTGGATCAGCAGTAGCTGTAATTTGGTCTTCAGTAAAATCTCTTTTAAATGTCGCCTTTACTTGACATTCACGCATTGTCGCACGCGCATAACCAGCTATACGAGTTTGTTCAACTTTACCACGACCAGATACTCTAATCGTATCGTCAATTATCTGTGAAAATGTACCAAGTTCTTGTGTACCAATAGCCATTATTAACTATTTCTTTGCAAGAACAGCAAAAACATTACTAGGAGTTGCTTCTTTTTCTTCAGGTTCAACCGCGCCAATCGCACCTGGAATTGCATCTGACATCTTTAACAATTCATCAATCTTTTCCCGATTAACTTTAATATCACTCATCAATTCGGTAATAACTTCTTCTGCCACGCCGGCAGTACGCATCCGATCAACTTCTGTTTGCATCTTTGCCATTGTCGCTGGATTCATATCAGCGGCCATTGAACCAGTTACACCTTTATTCTGATCTAATACCATTTGCTTATGCGCGAGGGCAAGTTTTTCAGCCGCTTCTATATCAACCTTTTGAATTAATTGACTCACATGTGGACTTTTTTCACGAAGTCTATCAAGTTCCATACTAATTTTTACATCGGTTACAATAAGTTGTTTATCTTTAAACCGTATATTAACATCTTTATCGTCAATCTTTAATCGCATTTTTAACGATGGCGCAGTTGGTGAGATATAAGTTTCAGACATAGTATCTCCTCTTTCAATGACGGGTTATGGTGGAAACCAGGGAGGAAATTTCCACCATAACCCTTTGCCGCCAACCACCGTGCATTTACAAGATTACGGTAATGCTGCCGCCGTATCAATTCCAGTGAACTTGCCGCCAGTTCGTTCCGCGCCATACTGGATGCAAAGTTCCGATGTAAAGACACCAAAATCCGCATCTGCGCCGGCACGGGAACCGTCAACGTCATTATTATCGTGATGCGTCCGACGAAGCCAACGCAGTTTGATCGCGCCTGGATGGAGTGTATACAAATCCTTCGTCCAAAGATCGGACTCGTTGAACAAAGGATGTGTCATTAACGAAATATCGCCAAACGGAGTCATCCACTTCATTATCTTGAAGCCAAATTCCGTTTGACCTGGGCTCAAATTATTCACGCCGTCCTTATGCGCAATATTGTTGATCACGGTGAGAACGGTATTACCACAGAAAGCAATCCGTTCGTTCGGCTTGCCCTTGATGTTATAGGTGAAGATGTCCCGGAAATGGTCATTCAGGTCTCCCTGATTGACATCCGTTGATTGAACCGTAACGTTCGTCGTAATCTGGTTCAACACGCCATCCATCGTGCGGAATGGTTTGTTATTCTTCACGCCAATTGAACGCTTGCCAAACCAAAGCGCGCGTTCAATATCTTCAGCATGGAAGAGCGCGGCATCACGCTTGTTCTTCGCCTTGATATTCTCGGTGTGAAATTCCACCTTGCTTGCCGTGCCAGTGACATCCCACGCATTACGGAAAATCTGCATGTAGTTATATCGAGGGAAGCCGAGATTCGCAACTGCCGTTGGCTTTGCTGAACCTTCTTCCTGCGCTGTTGCAATACGCTGGAACGGCTTAGGAGTACTAGAACCATCGACTGCTGTAATAGTTGTCCCAGCAAACCCGCGAATAACCGTGAGTGTCTTCGTCGCATCCACGACCGTAGTGACAAACACATATTCACCGCTTGCTTCAACAAGAAAAATTTGACCTACGACAATATGAGTGACATCATCGACAACAATTGTAACACCAGAAGCTGCATTGTTCGTAATGTTCACATTGCCCGAGATATGATTTTCCTCGAACCATGTAACGATTGTATCAACCGCGTCAGCAGCTTCCATACCAGATGAAAGTGCAAGCAACGGGGCCGATCCAGTTGGATCAATGCGAAGCAAAGCAGATGCAAAGTCTCCCTTGCGATCGCCCTGAATGCCTTGATCGGATGCGAAAACGCCCTTGACCGCCATTTGTTTTTTCTCCGTTTGTTGTCTTACTTAAACATTTAAAGTTGCCATCCAATCAATTTCTTCAAATTCTTCATCTACCGCATTTCCTGGAACCGCATTTTGAATTCTACCTGGTCCCTTAGGTGGTTTATTAATTCCAAGATCCTTACTCGAAATTTGATGTGTGCGTTTAAAAAACTTTTTTACATTATCAATCGCAGTTGAAGCATCTTGTCCCTTTTTCATAAATTGTGCTAAAACCGCCTTTGCAATTGGATCAACTGCCGGGTCTTTTGTAAAAGGCATCTCCACATTCATTGATTGAACAGCCAAATCGCCATGAACACCTGAACGACTTTTTGCAACAGCTGTTTCAACTGCTGCATCAACACGAGAATTAATCAACTTATTTGTATCAATTAAAGCACGTTTAAATGTATTTTGCGCAACTTGACTAAGTGCTGCATTCAAAGCCGCCGGATCACCAGAAGATAAACCTTCATATATTTTTGTAGTATCAACACTATCAGTGAAATCAATTTTGCTGACGTAATCTTTTATAAAATCAGCATCCGTTGATTTCTTTTCTGGCGTTTCTTCTTGTTTATGCTCTTCCCCAGCCTCACCATCTGAAGTTTGCCATAGATCACCAAAATTGTCTACGTTATCTTGCTTGTTATCTTGCTGTTGCTTTTTCTCCGGATCTTCACTTTGACCTTGCGTTTGTTCTCCGGCATTACCTGGATCACCACCACCGCTACCTGCGCCATCTTCAGGTGCATAACAAACCTTCAACCACAACCACGGCCACATTTAACTATCCTCTTCAGCAGTTTGATGTTGAAAATGCTCATTAAACAAATTATCAATCATCTGTAAAAATTCTTCCACATATAATCTTTTTTCTTGTAACGCAAAATAAGTACAAGCAAATTTAACTAAATCATCTCCAATAGTTAAATTGCATAATTGTTCTTTTATATCTTTCAATTCAAGATTTAAAACCTTTTTCAATGGACCGTTAACCGAAATCTCAGCTAATGTCATTTGCTCTTCTACTGAAAGTTCACGAATAAAATAATTCATTATTTATTCAAGCGCCTTTCCGTGTGTCTCTCATATTCACGTAGCAAAGGTCCAATAGCAAATGTGATTACACTGACAACAGCTAAGTTGATGGGTTCTTCAAGAACCCATTTTGAACCTTCTACAACATTATTAAATCCCCATATCATTAAAGTACCAATAGCTGCACCAATCCCAGTAGCAGCTACTCTAGGTTTATTATTCTTCATCGCCCCTGTCCTTGCTCCTGCTGCGCCGTAGCTTGCTGAAACAATTGGAACGCCTGTTGTTTTTGCTCTGGTCCAAGTTTATCAAATTCAGTCTCCTTTCTAAATTGTTTAAAATCTGTTTTATCGCCTTGCAATGTGGTAAGATAATCAATTATAGCAATAATATCCATCTCCGCAGCTACCTCTTTATTTTGCAACATCATATTAATAGTTTCACGCATCCCTTCTGTAATTGAAAGTTTATCAATGCCTTTCAATCCATCCGCAATATCAAATTCAAGACCGGCACCTCGAAATGCCGCTGGATTAATTTCTTGTAATTTGCCATTACTATCTAATATTTCCACTACTTCTTGAAACTGTAGAATATTATACATTTGCATATGCCGAATTTTCGTAAAACACTGACTATCAGCAATCTTAGCCATTTTATGATTACGTCTATTTGATGCTTGCACAGTAGCTGCTGCTTGATATCGTGTAGCACGTTCAAGATCAGCTACTTGACGTAATTGATCAGTCGGTAATATCCGTTGCATTATGTCACCAACTGCTGATATATCACGTAATGTATTATCAGTTTGCGGTGCATCATTAAATTGGACAAATGCGCGGCGCAAATCCATATCTAATGCACTTGGATTTGCAGCTATCTTGGCTGAGATAAGATCAACATTATCTAGATCAGGAAATAATCTTCTATTATACACCGTAATACCGTATAAAGCTTTTCTAGCCGCACGTTGATGCACATTCATCTGAAATGATGCAAAACGTTGAAGTGGTGTCAATGTCTCAGCATAACTCTTAGTTTGAGCTTCAAATCCATCTTCCCATGGGCGCCCAATAGCAATCGGTAAATATCCATGTGCATTTGATTGAAACTCAGCTGCAATAATATGTGTGGCTCCAAGAATAGTAAATTTCCATACTTGATATTTATTAATTTCGCTAAGTCCAAATTCACTTGGGTTAATCCATATATACAATTTTAAAATCTCAAAACCTGCATTTACTTCCTTATCTTGCCCCATTGAAAGTATATTTATGAAATCTGTCCCAGCAGATTCACCACCAGAAGAACTTGCTGGATCAAGTGACCTAATAGTTGGTTTAGCACGCCAATATGAAATAGTCTCCCGTGGTAAATTTTCAATAAAACGATCAATATCAAATACATTATTATTTTGCGCTTCAATACGTAATCTAAATACCGTTATTAATTTAACTGTTGCAAAAAATTCGCCCTTTAATGGAATATCCACCGCGTCTACAGAAGGATCTAGAAGCGTATTATAAGGATCAAATGCAGCTACACGATTTCCAGCAAAAACTACTTGAGATTCGATCTGCGGTTCTTGAGTAGTGGAATTTCCAATAACATTTCCAACTATTTCCTCCCAATGAACTGTCAATCCACCAAAATTATATCGAAGCATATTTAAAAGCGATAACGCATAGTTTCGATAATGTTCAAAAATTTTATCATTCTTATTCATCAATAACGAAAAACCTTTTGCGACATCTTGTTTCTCTGCAATCGCAATAGCAGAATACATCCCGTCGTCTGGAGCAATCAATGACATTAGATATGTAATTGCTTCATCAAGTTGTACGACTATTAACGGAAGAACAGAATCAACTACTTTCGGACCTTTTCCTAATCTATTATCTCGCTCGCGCCGTATATCGTCAGTATCCAGACGGATAAAACCTGCCATTTCTCGATCAATAACTTCAAACCTATCTGCAAGTGCATCACGAAATGGTTTTGCGAAATTAAGCCGCTTTTTAATATACTGCAATAAATGTTCATGCTCATTCTCTGAAATGAACATAGTTTCAGCAAGTTGAATTTTCGTTACTTTCTTTAACTTTCTGCGTTTTTTGTCTGGCATTAGATTTCGGCCACTTCATATCCACTGATGACTGTTCCACCATAACTTCCTTCAAATACAACGTCCATTATTTCTCCGATATATAAATCTATCATTTGCGGTCCATAAGCACAAGCGTCAATCTCATCATCTTTATTATCACGTTTTCTTGGATTAAACTGCAATAATTGTTCTGTTAATGTAAAATCACCTTCAGTTATAGCATACTCTTTAGCTTTAATCATCGCAGCCCAAGCGGCTAATCTTTGTACTTTTCTTGTCCCAGCTACTAAAGGCACAAATATAAGTCCTTCAATTCTATCTATTTCACAAAGATAAGTATATACAGGTTTTAATGAAGCTTGATATGCGGTATTCTCGATACCAACATAAGAAATTCGCCAACGCAATGCCATACTTACAATTATTCTAAACAATTCAATTGGATCAATGCCAGTTCCACTTTCTATTTCAACTATCTGCCAACAATCTCCAACCCAACCATGACAAGCAATTGCCGTCTTATGCGCCCACGCTTCTTCAGAAATAGCCAAATCAACTGTAATAAATCCATATTCAATTTCACCATCCATGACTGCTGGTCTGTAATTTAAATCACTTGGTCTAATTAATCCCAAACCTGCACCAAGCGGAAGATTCATCATCTCCGCAAACCAAACGTCTAACATACCAGCTTTTAAATATTCATTGAATTCCATACGTAACTTATCCAACGGCCAAGCATCTTCCCATAATGGTTTACCATTTGCCAATAGACAACCATATCGCCGCGAGAACCAATATTCACTATTACAATGTTCATTTAATAAACAGAAGTTAGAGATCATATTCCCAATTTGTATCATCTTACTATCAAATTTATCCAAACACTTTCGAAAAGTTCCATAAAACCAACGTTTTAACTTAATAAACAATTCCTTAGTTGCAATATTTTCCGTATCTTCAAGATCGTCAATAATTGCTAATTGCGGACGTCTATGTTTAATATTAATTCCACGAACAGATTGGCCGGCTCCAAGCGCGCGTAACATACACTCCTTCGTGTAAGTACCACCAAGATCATCCGGTAATTCCATACTAAAGATATAAAATCCAATTCCATCTTGTTTCTTCTCAAATTTTATATTACCGTACACAGCACGAAAATTCTCGCATGTTAAAAATCCAATAACATCGTTAACCGCAGGAACTGCTGTAACTAAGACATTTGAAAGATAAATAGTAAATTGATACGGGGAGAATAGAAAATACCAAACACACGCTAACTTCGCTAATGTAGTTTTCGCGTGATCCCGTGGAAGTGCAAATGCACACCTCTCGACATTCGCTGATGTCATCAAGTGGAATGTATCAATATGAAAATCTGGTACTGGCTTTGTTAACTCATCACCGAGAAAGAATTGAATAAAAAACTCTGCATCATGCTTTAACGCGTGTCTAATCTCTTCTACATTCATCTGTACCGGGTTGAATTGTTGATGGAGCATTATATAGGACCTACAATATTATGTATAGTTTCATGATATAAAGAAATTTCATCTTCATTAACTATAGGTACAACTTTCCAATCAGCCCATTCTGCATCCGAATTTCTATACTCCAATTGCGCCGATGCACCCATCTTAACCCAGCGTAATTCAATCACAATCATTCTCTTCATTAGAAGAAGCATGTTTCCATTGAATGGAAAATATAACACCAACAATAACACCGATAAATAAAATAATTAAATTTTCCATATTACATCTCCATCTTATCTTGCTGTGGGAAGAAATCAAGATCAGCTTCCTTATTCTTTACATGAACAAGTAACTTCTCAACACCATCAGGTGAAAGAAAATTTGAATCCTTTAATGCTGGATCTTTCCGATGTTGCAAAGTTTGCAAATTCAAAACATTCTTATCACCATCCTTCTCCCCGTTTATAGTAATGTTATTCTGCTGCAACTTCTCAACAAAATTTGCGCTAAGATGAAACACAGCACGGGCACCCTGCCGACCATCAATCGGCTGGTTACCAAACCTCCCACGTCTCTGTGCTCTATTTGCCATCGTCGCCGCCCGGAGTGAAAAATCTCCATCCATATTATGTTTCAAAATCCCAATCACATTATTCAACGCTATCGCTTCAATGTTATCCCAACCCTCATTTAAAGTAGTATACTGATCAAATTTATCTTCCGCTAATCCTTCAAGCATCTTGGAGAAATCTTCAGTTGCAATAATCTGCGAAATCCGCCCCTCAGTTAACCCCACAGCTTTTGCAATATTCACTTGCGAAACGTCGAAAAAAGCCATCCCGGCTTTCCC